GCGGTGGCAACGGCAAATGCGGCAGCAGCAACGGCGGGTACTGCCCAAAGCACTGCCAATACCGCCCTTGCCAATGCAGCAACTGCCTACAGTGCAGCCATTGGTTCGCTTCAGCCAAGTGCCAGCACCATTGTTAATTCTACAAATCAAATGACTGCAATTGCAGCCAACGGCATTACAGTTTATTCAGGTGCATCTGCATCAAGTGGTGCGCGTGTAGTTCTCAATTCTGCAGGCTTGGCTGGGTTTAACTCAGGTGGCAGTGCAACTTTCTCAATCAGTGCCTCAACGGGTGCTGCGGTATTTTCAGGCTCAGTTACTGGTTCAACCATTACAGGTGGAACGCTTAACATTGCAGGAAATGCCATCATTGATGCAAGCGGATTATTGACTGCAACAGGTGCCACAATTACTGGCACGATCAACGCAACGGCAGGTTATTTTGGAACTGTAAGCAATGGTTTTTCAATTAACTCAACAGGTTTGGTTGGCGTTGGTAGCGGCATCATTGTTGGTGGAACAATTACCACCAGCTCAGGTTCGGCATCTGTAAGCCTTGTTGGTTCAAATAACTCTTTAACATTCAAAACAAGTAATACAAATGTTGGTCACATTTTGCCATTGTCATCATTTGGTGTGCTTACACACTACGGAGCAACCGCTGACCCATCAGGCGGTACATTCCCACAAATGTTCGTTGGTTCAACTGGTGCTTCAATTTTTGCAAGTAGCACAATTGGAATTGGTGTAAATACATCAACAGGAATTAACTTTAATGCTTCAACTGGTGGCATTAACCTTAACAACCAAACTAATTACCCTGGCGTTGCAACTGGCGCAGGTACTTCAATGGTTGTTGTTACTACTGGTTCAAGAATTGCAATTGTTACTTCATCTGAGCGTTTTAAGGAAGAAATTAAATACATTACAAGCCCAGGTTGGCTTGATAAGGTAATGCAGATGAAGCCAATCACCTATAAGACAAGCGTTGATTTTACAACCGAGGGTGAGCCAAACGAAACACAGATTGGTTTCTTGGCTGAAGATATTTATGACATCGGGGGCGATTTAGAAAAGGCAGTAATTCTTGACCCACTGGGTGACCCATTCTCATTGTCTTATGATCGTCTGACTGTTTTCTTAATGCTTGCAATCAAGGAACTTAAAGCTGAAATAGACCAACTCAAGGGGGAATAATGGAAAAAGAAGTAGATATTCAAGAGGTGCTAAAAAATATGCGTGAGACTATCGGCGTACTCGCCCAAGAAAACGCAGTTTTGAAAGCACAAATCACCACTAACTCATAACGGGAGAACCGCGCAAATGACACCAGCAAACTGGGCAGGTTTAATTGTTTCAATCATTGCAATCGTAAGCGCTTTTGCAGGCTCGGTTCGATGGCTTGTAAAGCACTACCTAGCCGAACTCAAGCCTAATGGTGGCAGTTCAATGCGCGATTCAATAAATCGCCTTGAAGCGCAAATGGAGTTAGTCCTAGAGTTGGTCAAAAACAAATGAAGTTAGCAAAGAAGGCATCACCAGCGGCCGTGGCAGTGCTTCGCCAAGCCACCGCCCTGAAGCCATTGCGCAAGAAGGCATCTGACGGCTTACTGCCATCTGCTGCCCACCAAGTTCAAAATCCAAAGTCAGATCACAATACTGGCCTAGCCGTGGACCTAACCCATGACCCAAAGAACGGCATTGATTGCGCTGAAATCTTTGAAAAGCTAAAAGAGGACAAGCGTGTTGATTATTTAATTTTCAACGGCAAAATTTGGTCAAAGGCAAGAGCCAAAGAAGGCAACCGCAAATACACGGGTTCAAACCAGCACGCTAAACACCTTCATATTTCTATAAAAGAAGAATTATCAACAGACACATCACCCTGGTTTTGGTGGCTTAATCAGCCAAAAATAATTACACAAATCGGTGCTAAAATCGTACCGATTCCTGCTAAAAAAGCATATAAGGCCGAAGTTTGCACTTGCTGCAAAGTTCACGGCAAGAAATAAGGGAGCAATCAAATGGAACAATTCAAGCAAATGACCCTAACTTGGTTTCGTGCGGCAGCAGCATCAGCAATTGCCCTATACCTTGCGGGCGAGACTGATCTAAAAACTCTTGGCTACGCTGCTCTTGCTGGCGCTGCTGGTCCAATCCTGAAGTGGCTAGATTCATCAGCCGTAGATTTCGGCAGAGGCTCAAAGTAATCCACCCTTAAATTTTGGAGTAAATAAATGGCAGGCAGTTACAACTTCACAATCGAGCAAGGCGCAACTTTCAATCTTTTAATGACTTGGAAAATTGATAATGTGCCAGTTAACCTTACTGGTTACACTGCTCGCTTACAGGCACGCATTGATGTTGATGAAACTGACACAATCCTGTCACTTACAACAGGTGCTGGAATTACTCTTGGCGGTGCTGCTGGCACTATTACCTTAGATCAAAGCGCAGCTCAAACTGCAGTGTTGCCAAAAGGTGAATATGTATATGACTTAGAACTACAAACAAGCGGTGGCATTGTCACACGCTTGCTACAAGGTGAACTCAACATTTCTGCAGAGGTGACTCGATAATGGCCACAAGCGTTGTAACAATTAACACTGAAGATATTGATGTTGTTATCTCTAATGCACAAGGCCCACAAGGTCCAGGTGGTGCTACTGGTCCGACAGGCCCAGCAGGTGCCACGGGTGCAACTGGTCCTGCAGGTGTAGGTGCCACTGGTGCTACAGGTGCAACAGGTGCTACGGGTCCACAAGGAACTGTTGGCGCTACTGGTGCAACAGGTGTTGTAGGATCAACAGGTGCTACTGGCCCACAAGGTATTCAAGGCATCCAGGGTGTATCAGGTGCAATTGGTGCAACTGGTGCTACGGGTGTGCAAGGAAATGCTGGCGCAACAGGGCCTGCAGGTGTAACTGGTCCAGTAGGTGCAACAGGTGCTACTGGTCCTCAAGGTTTAACAGGTCCAACTGGTGCTACAGGTGCGCAGGGAACTGGTCTTTCTATTCTTGGTTCATACCCAACAGAGGCAGCACTCATTGCTGCTCACCCAACAGGAAACCCTGGCGATGCTTACATTGTTGCGGGCGATCTTTATGTGTGGTCAACAACCACTTCATCTTGGCTTAACACTGGCACAATTCAAGGTCCAACTGGTGCTACAGGTTCAACTGGTCCAATCGGAGCTACAGGCGCAACTGGACCTGTAGGTGCAACAGGAACTACAGGCGTAACTGGTGCTACAGGTTCAACTGGTCCAATCGGTGCTACAGGTGCAACTGGTCCATCAGGTGCTACAGGTGCAACAGGTCCTCAAGGTTACACAACTGGTCGTTTCTATTATTTCAACGAAACTGTTACTGAACTTACTGGTTTCAAGCAACTGGGTGAAGAACCAGTTACTGCTGCAGAGCAATCCATAACAATTTCTGCAACAACTACACCTGTTCTTGTTCAGTCTTACATAACACCTGAATTTGGTTTTTCACTTATTCCATCAGGTGTTCAGCGTTTCTACCTTTTCGGCTTGAAAACAAATAACGCCGACAATGTGCAGATGTTTGCACGCTTAAAACTTGCAAATTCTGCAGGAACTGTTATTACAACAATTGGTGATACTGACCCAACATTAGTGAGCTATAACTCAACAAATCCTGTTGAAGTTAAAACAGAGATTGTTTTGCCAACAACTACTGTTGACCCAACGAATCGAATGATCGTAGAAATCTACGGTTCAGTTCAATCAGGTGGAGCAAAAAGCCTTACCTATTACACACAAGGCTCACAACATTATTCTTATGTAATCACATCACTCCAGGCACCTGAAGGACCTGTTGGTGCTACTGGCCCAACAGGTGCAACTGGACCTATCGGTGCTACTGGAAACACAGGCCCAACTGGACCAATTGGTGCCACTGGACCAGTCGGTGCAACAGGAACTGCAGGTGCAGTTGGTGCAACAGGTGACACAGGACCGACAGGGCCAATTGGCGCTACAGGGCCACAAGGCGTTCAAGGCGATGTAGGTGCCACTGGCTCAGTCGGTGCCACTGGTCCAATCGGGGCAACAGGCCCAGTTGGTGCTACAGGTGCCAACGGCGTTGATGGAGCAACAGGTGCTACTGGACCAGTTGGCGCTACAGGTGCCACTGGACCGCAGGGCGTACAAGGAATTCAAGGCGATACAGGTGCTACTGGCCCAATTGGTGCTACTGGACCTGTTGGAGCCACTGGACCGCAGGGAGTAACAGGTGATGTTGGACCTACTGGTGTTGTTGGTGCCACTGGCCCTATTGGGGCTACTGGTCCTGTTGGAGCGACTGGACCGATAGGTGCAAGCGGTGCAAACGGTATTGATGGTGCGACAGGTGCAACTGGACCTGTAGGCGCAACTGGACCTGTAGGTGCAACTGGAGCGACAGGAACCGTTACTGGAAGTCCTGGCCGAACAGTCACATCATTTACGGCCACCGCAGGTCAAACAACATTTGCCGTGACTTATGTGGTCGGTTATGTGGATGTTTATCTTAATGGAGTTCGTCTTAGTGGCGCAGACTTTACTGCGACAGATGGAACTTCAGTTGTGCTTGCATCTGCTGCAGCAGTTGATGACATTATTGATGTCATTTATTACACGCTTGGACTTGGACCAACAGGTGCAACAGGTGCAGCTTCAACAATTCCTGGACCGACAGGTCCTACAGGTGCATCTGGTGCAACAGGTCCAGTTGGTGCAACAGGACCAATTGGCGCTGGCACAATGCAAATGTGGCGAAAGATTGTTGCAGGTGGTGAAACATCACTAAGCGGTACAGATGATTTCTCAACAACTTTGGCTTATACAGTAGGTGCTGAACAAGTATTCATCAACGGTGTCTTGCTAGAGCGCGGTGTTGATTACACCGCATCAACAGGTACAAGCATTACAGGGCTGACGGCTTTGAGCGCTTCAGATGTTGCAACTGTTGTATCTATTAGTTCGTTCTCGGTAGCAGATGCAATTCCTTTGTCAACTGTTACAACTAAGGGTGACTTAATTGTTGCAACAGGTGCTGGAACAGTAGTTCGTCAAGGTGTGGGAAGCAACGGACAAGTCCTTACTGCGGATTCAACTCAGGCTGATGGTGTTATTTGGGCAACGCCTGGTGGTGCAACCCTTAATACTTCGCTCATCACAAGCGGAACTATTACAAGTGGTACTTCTTTAACGCTTACAGGTTTATCAAGTTACGACCAATTGTTTTTACAGTTTTCAAATTTAACAACTGGCACTACTGGTAGCCAATTGTCAATGCGGTTGAATTCGTCAAGTTCTGCAGTTTATGTAGCAGCAGGAGTTGAAAATCGAATTGGATCTGTCTTGGCTGGAACAGGTTTTGTATCTGGCGGTGGAACGGAATTTCTATTTGGAAACAATTATGGTTGGAAAAACAATAATCAAAATGGAATTTTGTTTAGCCTAACAAATTGCAAATCTGCAAGTGGTTTCACAAATGTTCAAGCAATGGGCACTTGGGAACACTTTAATACGACCGATAGAATTATTTATTCGGCAACAAACACATTCGGTTCTAATGCCACTATTTCAAGCATTACAGTATCTTGGGCAGATGGCTATTCATTCACTGGCGGAAACTACAGACTATACGGAGCAGCATAATGATTAGAATTGAACACAATGTCGAAACAGGCGAAATCAAAGAAATTGAATTGACTGCTGAGGAAATTGCAGATGTTCAAGAAAGACAAGAAAAAGCTGAAGCGCGAAATGCTCAATTACAAATTGAAGAAGCCGCCAAAGCCGCCGCTCGCCAAGTAATCCTTGATCGTCTCGGCCTAACCGCCGATGAAGCCGCACTACTACTAGGAGCTAAATAAATGACAAAAGCAAGAGACACTGCAAACATAGTTGATTTACCTAATGCAAAAGGTGATTTGTATGCCGCAACTGCGGCAGATGCACCTGCTCGCCTTGCCGTAGGCGCAAATAATACTGTTCTTACTGCTGATTCTGCTGAAGCAACTGGATTGAAGTGGGCTGCTGCTGCTGGTGGAACATTACAATCCCAATCTTTTACAAGTTCAACAACATGGACAGTGCCAACTGGTGTAACTAGAGCAATGGCATTTGTTGTTGGTGGCGGTGGCGCAGGCGGTGGCGGTAGCGGTTCAGGACCTGCCTTCCAGCAAGCGGGCGGTGGCGGTGGCGGGCGTGTTTATTATTTACCAATAACTTTAGTACCAGGTCGCGTTATGACAATTACTGTCGGTGCTGGTGGCGCAATAGCTTTTGGTCCAGGCGGTGAGGGCGGCGATTCAATTATTACTGACCCAGTTGCGGGCGCATTGATAACTGCTACTGGCGGCGGTGGTGGCGGTGGTTATGGCACTTGGGAAGGCACTACAAAAGCCTCAAAACTTGGAACAAGTGGCGGGGCAGGAAACCAAGATTCAAGTAACTATTCAACTGCTGGTGGTGGTGGTGGTGCGGCTGGCAACGGTCAGGATGCAATGCCTGGTGAGCCTTTGAACGGATTTACAACTTTTGTTCTAAACGCTTCTGTTGCTACCAATGGACCTAAAGGTGGTCGCGCATTTACATCAAACAAATGGGGTCGTGGCGGCGGTGGTGGCGCTGGCATAAACGGTTTTGGTGGCGGCGGTGGCGGGTATGGACCATTAGGCAACTCGGGTGGTGCGGACGGTGGCGGGTTCAATCCAAATACATCAGTCAACGCTGGTGGAGCCAATACTGGCGGTGGTGGTCAAGGTATCAATACAGGCGCAAGTAACGCTTACGGCGGCGCAGGTGGTTCAGGATTTATTCGACTTGAATGGGTAGGTTAACAAATGGCAACTTATGCAATTATTGAAAACGGAAAAGTAGCAAACACAATTGAAGCCGAACAAGACTTTATTGATGAACAAGGTCTTAATGCAATTTTGGTTACAGAGGCTACTGGAGTTCCTTACGACCAAGCAGAATGGAATGGTTCGGTGTTTATTGCACCGCCACGACCTGCACCCGTTGCAGATTTAGAAAACAGAATTCCTGCACCTAACTAACTAACAGATTCGGGGGAATCAATGCGTTTTCATATTGTGGCATTGCCACACACACAGGTAACAAAAGAGTTCGCTGGATGCGCTTTTACTGAAAAGGTCAGGCGCTTTTGTATAATGATGCACGACTTGGGCCACGAAGTATTCCTTTATGCTGGCGATGAAGTCGAGGCACCTGTTACTGAACTCATTACTTGCGTTTCAAAGAAGCAACAAGAGGCAGCCCTTCACGGTGTAGCTCACTACACCCAGTTCCCGTTTAACGGGTGGCTTTGGGATAAATTCAACGCAAAAGCCATTGCTGAAATTGCAGATCGCATTGAAAAGGAAGATTTCATTTGCTTAATCGGTGGCAGCGCACAAAAGCCAATCGCCGATGCCTTCCCAGCGCACTTGAGCGTGGAGTTTGGCGTTGGCTATGGCGGCGTGTTTGCCAAGTATCGGGTGTTTGAGTCCTATGCCTGGATGCACTCAATTTATGCAGGGTGGAAAAACCCAACAACGGCAGATGGCCAGTTTTATGATGCAGTCATTCCAGGGTATTTAGAACCTGAAATGTTCCCATTGGGAGACGGGCAAGGTGACTATTACCTGTTCATTGGTCGCTTGATTGACCGAAAAGGCTACCGAATTGCCCAAGAAGTGTGTGAGCGATTAGGCAAGCGGCTTATCTTGGCAGGGCCTGGTGAGCAAAGCGGGTATGGCGAGTTTGTTGGCAGTGTTGGGCCTGAAGAACGCGCAAAGCTAATGGGCGGTGCCATTGCCACCTTTGCACCAACACTTTATGTAGAACCTTTTGGAAATGTAGTAATTGAATCGCAGGCTTGTGGCACGCCAACAATTACAACTGATTGGGGTGCATTTACAGAGAACAATCCTGATGGGATTTCAGGGTTTAGATGCCGTACTTTGGCTGAATTTATGCAGGCAGCCGAAGGGGTCAAATACCTAGATCGCGCCAAAATCCGCAATCGTGCCGTTTCCTTGTATAACCTTGATACTATCGGCCTTCAATACGAGGCTTACTTTCAGCGATTATTGACCCTTTGGGGCGATGGCTGGTATGAAATGGGGGATGCAAATGGATAGAGGCGAAGTTTTAGATGAGGCCAAACGCCTGACATATGGTGATCGCAATGTTTCTTACGATGAACCACGCATTAACCATAAGCGCATTGGCGTTTTATTAGGAATTGTTTTAGAACGATATGTTGAAACTGCCAAGCCAGGGGATGCAGTGCCACCCGAAGTTGCAGCTTTATGTATGGCAGCAATGAAACTTGCTCGACTATCTGCAATGCCAACACACTTAGATTCAGCGATTGATTTGGCGGCTTATGCTGCAATTTGTGCTGAACTTGCAACACATATAGATTAAGACTTAGGCGCGAAATCGCCCCCATAACGAAACCGCCACCTGCAGCCGTTCCTGCAAGTGGCGGTTTCGTGCTTTTAATCTAATCTTTCAGGTATTCCTTTAAGTAAAAAATAACAATCTTGGTAACAGTAAAACCATTGGCATTTGCTTTCTTTTTTACCGCCCGCCAAAGTTCTTCATCAATTCGAATTGATCGCAATGGAGTCATAGAACCACACACTCAGTCATTGAACCCCAACACCAGCCAAGAAACTCAGCGCTGGGTGCATCAATGCCAACCCACCAAAGATTGCTGGCAACCTGCCAAATTAGGATGATGCCAACTGCAATTGCAACTGCTCGTACGCGCTTACCGCGCTTTGTAATCATCTTAACGCTCCAATTCTTGAATGTGGGCAATAGTCAATGCAGAGTTCACAATTGCCCTGCGAAGTGATTGCTTCATTTCATCAAAATCGCCTGATTCACTTGCAGTATTTAGATCACGACTAATTTGATACATAGTATCTGCAATATCAATTACCAATTCTTTGTAAGCACCCATTTAGTTATTCTCCATATTCGCTAGATATGCCTCAAAGCAAGGCAGACATAAATTGACCTTCATAACTGATTCAAATGTTTCTTTGCAGGCATTGCACTTGCAGGTGTAATTGGTGCTAAACATTACTCACCTATTTCTTCAAGTAACGCTGAAAGCATCTCAAGGTGCCATTGTTCTTGCTGGCGTTCGTTGCAAGAGTTTGCTTCTTTTGCTTGTTCTAAGTGATATTCAGCAACATCTTTAATTTTCATACTAAACACACTCCCAAAATGTGTAGCTCGTTGATTGATTTGATTGCATCTTTCTTTGTTGGTGCATCTTCAACAATGAAACAATCAAACCAATTTGGAATCCAATGATTATTTACAAATTGGCAATCATCTTTTTTGTAAGCATCCCAACCTTCGTTGTGTTTCCAATACACAACATCGCAACACTTCTTTGGCATTATGCAGCCACCTTTCGTAATTCTGCCATTGCTTCAAGCGCACCCTTAAAAGGGCGATCAATGTAAAGTGAAAAATACTTATCATTATTGTTTTGCTTGCTCACTGTCCAAAGACCTTGACCGATTGCAACAATTTCAAATTGTCCATCAAGTGATATGTAACGAGTGTGTGAGATTTTTAGAAACTTCATTTTGCTATCCGTTCTATTGGAAACCCGTTCGTTTTCCAATAAGACAACCTTACCAATTTGTATATACAGGCACCAATTCAAAGGGGGTGTTTTGGTAACGATTTGATAACGCTTTTTGGGCGTGTTAAGGTCGGCTCTAGGCGTGGAAACCCGAAGAAATTGGGGAATTGCTAGGGTTTCCACGCCTTTTCACGCCTTTACCCTACACTTGGCCAATGACCACGCTAATTGCCTTTCAGGGGCCTGATTTTGCCATTCTAGGGGCAGACTCTCAGGTGACAGATGGGGATAAGCGCATCATTTCGCCCAGCACGCCCAAGATTGTGAAGCTGAAAAAGTATTTGCTGGCAGTTAGCGGTGATTGCAGGCCAGGTGACATTCTCACCTATAACTGGACACCGCCAGCCTTTGATGGCACTAATCCAGTTACCTTTATGGGTCGAAAGATCATTCCAAGCATCATTGCTGCATTTAAGTTGCAGGGATTTGATTACACCAAAGAAGGAATCAGTTACTCGTACCTGTTGGCCTTTGCTGGCAATGTCTTTGAAATTGGCGATGACTTGAGCGTTACCCAATCTGAAGATGGCCTGTACGGGGTCGGCTCAGGCAGTGCCTACGCGCTAGGCGCATTGGCGGGGCTGGTGCCGAATGTCGGCAAGGCTGAAATCCTCAAGGCACTTGCCATTGCCGCCAAATATGACATTAACACCGCCAAACCTTTTCAGATTGAAGTTCAGCGAGTCTAGCGGGTTGCCCTGTTCAAGTGTGTGTAGTATGTGCCTACCTACTTTGAACGGAAAGGAAAACTATGTTTTGGTTAGGCTTAGCGTGTGGATTTATCGGCATCATTTGCCTTTATCTCATCATCATTGCAGCTTTTGAAATTGGTGAAGGCCGATGAATTTAGATCAATTCAAGCAACCACGCGAACCACTATTTTCAATTCATAATCATTCAGACGGCCATATTGCTCTTTATCTTGAAGAACAAGATGCCGTTAAAGATTTGGTGCAAGATGTTGTTGGGGCATACCCATTAGATGATATTGATTTGTTAAAAAACTCAGCAAATCGTTCAGTTAT